CTCCAGTAAAAGGATTGTTTGAAAAAGTTTTTGATTTCATAAAGACTGTTATTTTGGGGAACATCTTTTATAACATTGTCAAGTGGATGGGTGATCCAGAGAATGAAAGAAAGATCAATAATCTTATCAGATTTCTTAAAGATTTCTGGCCTGTTATTGCTGGTGCTTACTTACTATTTGGAACAAAGTTTGGCGCATTAATTAGAACAATTGGTGGATGGGCAGTTCAGATTATTAAGTTTGCTGTACCAAAACTCCTCAGATTTGTAACAAGAAATCCAAGAACTGCTGCAGTTCTTGCTGGAGCAGGATACCTTGGCGCAAGAATTTTAACTGGAACTGAAGTTGGTGGAGACGAAGAGGAAAGTTCTGACCAACAAACTCAACAGTTTCAAGCAGATCAAGCAACAAAGCAAGCAGAGGCAGCAACACCAAAACCTGTACAAATGTCTGCTGGAGGTAGGGTTCCTGGATCAGGAAACAAGGATACGGTTCCTGCAATGCTCACTCCTGGTGAGTTTGTTATGAGTAAAGGTGCGGTTGCAAAATACGGAACAAGTACACTTGCATCGATGAATACTATGGGTGGAGGATCAAATATCCCAAGTCTCATGGGTGGTGGTGTTCTTGGATTCTCTGGGGGTGGATCTGTGTCTCCTGATGAAGAACCAGGTGGAAGAAATAAAGAGAAAACAGAAGATCCTACAAAAGAAAGTAGTGGTGGAGGATTTGGTGATTGGGTTATGAGTTTCTTTAGAGGTGGAGATAAACCCAAGTCTGAAGAGGGTGGAGATAAAGAGGGTGGTAGTGGAATATCCAAAAATGCTAAAGCACTCTTGAACACTATTAGATGGGCAGAGGGAACTTTAAAACCGGATGGATATAATACTTGGTTTGGTGGGAGAAGTGATATGGATCTCACAAAGATGTCTATCGATGAGGTTGTTGCAGAACAAAAGAGAAGACTCTCAAATGGAGAGGCAACCTATGGACAATACACTTCTGCTGCTGTTGGTGCATATCAAATGATGAAACCAGAAGCATTTGCTTCTGCAGCTGGACTTAGTGGAAAATCTCTGTTCACTCCAGAGAACCAAGATAAGATGGCCATCGCAGGTTATATGATGGGTCAAGCAGGGATGACTCAAGCAGAAATTGATGCTCCTATTAGCAGAGAACAGATTGCAAAGATAGCACCAGTTTGGGCTTCTTTGCCAATGATGAACGGACAAAGTAGATATGGACAACCAGTAAAACGGTATGAAGATTTGGTTAGTGTTTATCAAAAAAATCTTGGTGGATTAGATCCAAGTTCTTTCTCTTCAACAACAACGATTGCTGGTGCTAATAATGTTAAACGTGGAGGAGGATCTTCTTCTTCGGGAGGTGGCGCAACTCAATCTACAGGAGTTTCAACTAAACCAGCAAAACCAATAGATTTTGGTGCTCTTAGAAAAGAACTTGGAATTACTGCCGCAGTTTCTAAACCATCAAGGCCATCTTCTACTGCTGCATATCAACAAACACAAATGCAGAGTGCTCAACAAGCACAAGCACCTCAAGGTGAAGCAAAGTCCTCAGAAACTGTTCCTTCATTTGATGCTGCAGCAATGTCTTCTTCTAAGAAGATAAAGGTTCTGGGAATTACGGTGTAAGACATGGCAATTACTGCTCAGAAGTTACTACCATCATCAAAATCTGGAGGAGCGATTGCTCCAATAAAGACTGGTGCTATAACAAAAATTACACCAATAACCTTGAGAAAGAAAAAAGGTGGGGGTGGTCAAGAAAAGGATACACTTTTAGTGATAAAAGAAAGATGTATTGAAATAGAAACTCTTCTCAAGGGATCTCTCACTCTTGATAAAATGAGAGCAGAGCAGAGAAGAAAATCTAAACAAGAACAGTCTCGTACAAAAAAAGAGGAAGATCTTGAAAAAGGTTCTGATGATGAAGATAAGAAAAAAGAAAAGAGTGCGAAACTTCCGAAGATAAGTTTCTTTGATCGCATCAAAAATTTTATTAAAAATGTTCTCCTTGGGTTTGTCATTACACGTTTACTTGAATTTGCTCCACAGATTGCTGAATTTCTTTCACTTGCATCTCCCGTTGCAAAATTTATTGGAAATGTAGGAAAGTTTCTCTTGGAAGGATTAGTTAATCTTGTTGACTTTGGTTATCAAGTTTATGATTCTGCAAGACAATTTGTTGGTGATAAGTTAGGCGATAAAGCATTAGAGAATTTTGATAAGTTATCGAGTGCAGTAAACACGATGCTCAATCTGGCACTTATTGGTGCCATGGGTGTACTTGCTTTCCGTCAAAAAGAACCAAAGAAACCAAAACCAGATGCATCATCTGGAGGTAAACCAAGAAGAAATCAAATTGTAGATCCCTCTACAGGAAAGATAAGAAAGAAAACTAAATTTGAACTGGAGCTTCAAAAGAAGTATAAGTTAAATGATGATCAAATCAATGCTTTCCGTAAGGCAAAGCAAGGTGGTGCTAATACACAACAAGCATTAACACAAGCAAAAAAAGTAAAACCAAAACCAAAACCCAAAAAACCACAAGGATTTTTTGGCAAATTATTTGAAGGTGCCAAGGATTTAGCAAGTAAAGTTGGGTCTGGACTTAATAAAATTTCAGGAGGAAACCTTGGTAAACTTGGCAACTTTTTACAAGATCAATATAAGAATGCATCTGCTGCTGTAAGGAAACAATATGATAAAGTTGTAGCAGTTGGTGATCTGCTCAAAAGTAAGTTTGGTGAAGGAGTTAATAAATTAAAAAGTGCTGCCGGCAATCTTGCAGAAGCAGCAAAGAAACAAATCGTTCAAAAAATTATTGAACCGCTTAAACCATTCTTTGAACCAATACTTTCAAAGTTAAAAGGTGTTAGTGATAAAATAATGAAACAGTTGTCGAAGATACCAGGATTCGATAACGTCATGAAAGTACTGCAGAAAAATGGTATTAGTGGTCTTGCAGATGCGAAAGGATTATTAAAGAAAATAGGACCAAAGGCAATACCCATTCTTGGTGGTATTGTTAATTTACTTTTTGCATATGATCGTCTTGCTCAAGGAGATATCATTGGTGGATTACTTGAAGCAACCTCTGGTGTTCTTGATGTGTCTGGTGCCTTTGGATTTGCCCCTGGTCCAGGAATCTCAATGGCAATGGATGCTTACCTATTTGCCAGAGATTTTATCCCCCAGATCCAAGATGGCGAAAATGCAGTGGTTAATTCACTTGGACTTGGAGGGATCAAAGGACAAGTAGAAGGTCTTGCCAAGAAATTACCAGACCTCTCTACTCTTGTTAAGATGATAACCGGTGGAGAACCTAACAAACCAATGATTGGTCTTGGACAAGGACAAGCACCAGCTGGGGGTGGATCTACCACAAGTCCCACAAATGTAACACGCTCCAATATTCAGGCAAGTAATGATATCGTTAAAGTTGGAAAGGATTTAATTGCTGAGGGATTCTCTGTTGCGGAACATCCAGACTTTACTAAGACACCAACAGCATCTGGTGGATCATATACTCCAGATGCAGGATCTGTATCTAATGTTCATCAAGGCCGTGGACACTATGAGAGTAGAGCAATTGATGTTACCGATTGGAGAGGAACACTTGAGGATTCTAAAGCAAGATATCGTGGAGTCTTAGATTCAATTTACAATAATGGGAACATGGCAAAAGACATGCTTCTTATTCATGATAGTTGGGGTGCAGCAGATAAAACTGGTAAGAGTGGCCCAGGATCTCATGCTCACCCAGAACACATGCATATTGAAGTTAAGGATTTGGGTGGTCTGATTGGCAAAGGATTATTTGCTAACCTTGGCAAACCAGAATTTGTTCTTGATGCTGACTCCACAGCAGCAATTGAGAAAGCAGTTCCTGGTTTATTAAATGCAATCAATAAAGCAGATGGTAAATCGGCAGTGGATGCTTTAAGAAAGTATGCCTCATATGATTTACCTGAGATGATTCCAATTCCTGTTCCACAACCAGTACAGAATGTAATGGGTGCATATGAAAAAACTAAGAAAGCAGCAGTCAATATTATCTCTGGTGGAATGGATTCCTTCCAAGAGATTCTCTATATGCGTTAAATAGAAATACGAGGTAACACATATGGCAGATACAAAAGTCTCAGGTGCTCAGTCTACACCTTCTTTTATAGAAAAATTAGAAATTTTTTCAAATAAAGATCAAGGTAAAAGTGTTTCTGTCTTGAATGGAATCACAAACCTAATGTATTATGAGAGTCTTTTGCAAGACTCTATAATGGCTACTGTTACTTTTGGTGATAGTGGAAATACTGTTGATGATAAGAATGCTCTCGAAGGACTGCCAATCGTAGGAACAGAAAAGGTATTGTTTAAAATTAAAGATAATAATGATGAGCAATTAGATTTAGTTTTTTATGTCAATAAAGTTACTCCAGTGGGAGACCAAACTACAAAGGGTTTGGTTAATCTGCAGTTAGTTTCAAAAGAATACATCTTAAATGACGAGATAAGAATAAACAAAAGATTTGATGGTAAAGCTTCTGATGCAGTAAAAACAATACTTACCGACTTCTTAGAAACTGATAAAGACATTAGTGATATTGAAGACTCCACTGATCTGAATGAAATACCAGGACAATGGAAACCAATATACACTATTAATTGGTTATCTAAAAAATGTGGTCCTGCAAACACAACTCCAGGAAAAACCGCAGGATATTTTTTCTACGAAACATCGGAAGGATATCACTTCAAATCCATTGATACTTTGTTGGGTCAAGAGAAAAAGAAATCAATCATTTATACAGAGACACCTGATGGAAGAGGTGCAAATATCCCAGAGGGATATGACATGAAGGCACTGACTTTTTCAAAAGATAATAGAATTGATGTCCAGCAAAAAATGGAGGCAGGATTTCAATCAACCAGAATTATTCTTTTCGATCCTTACACATGCAAATATGAAGTTCTAAATCCAAAGGCAACAGGAGAAGATGGAGTAGAAGAATCTCTTACTAAGGGTGGAAAAGAACTTCCTGTTTTGAATCCAGAATTCAATCGTCAAGGAGAAAACAAACAGTTCTCAAGAACAACTTACATAGTTAAAGACACTGGAACATTGCCATCAGGAACAAGTCAAGAACAGATTCAAAAGTCAAAAGATCCAAACTTTAAACCAGAGTTGATTACCAATCAGGCAATTATGCGCTATAATCAACTGTACTCTTCAGAAATCGAGGTAACAATACCAGGAGATTTCTCTTTACATGCTGGCGATGCTATCCATTTTGACGCACCATCCGCACAAAAGGATACAAAGAATGATGATGTTGACCATCAAATTGGTGGACTATATATTATATCAGCATTGTGCCACTTAGTTAACGCTCAAGGAACTTATACTAAAATTAATTTAGTAAGAGACTCCTTCGGTAGAACTGGAAAAGCAAGGAAGTCCGATCCACAATCTGGAAAACCTGCAACACCTACAGAGACTCCTGGTACACAAAATCCATATCAAAGAACAGTATCATACGCTTCAGCATCTACTACAAAATCTTTCTAAAGAAGAACTATGGAAAAATCTATCGAAGATCATATCAATCAAGATAAAAAAATTCTTGAGGACCCAACTATCTCTCCTCAACAACGCCGTCACATTGAAGGAGAACTTCATGATCTGGAACAGTATCATGATAAGCATCCGGAGGATCATCATGATCCCACTCCCCTTGAATTGTACTGTGACACACATCCTGATGCTTCTGAGTGTAGGGTCTACGACGACTGATGGAAGCAGGAGCATTATTTAACTCTGGTTTTTTAGGCAACAACTTCATTTGGTGGGTAGGTCAGATTGCTGACGACTCCGAATGGAGAGATAATACTCTGTCTGGAAAATTTGAGGATGCGAATACTATTCCTGGATGGGGAAGAAGATATAAAGTTCGTATCATGGGCATCCATGATAAGGAAGAAGAATCAATCAAGTCTGAAAATCTTCCTTGGGCGAATGTTATGTACCCCATCACCGCTGGTGGTGGTCAAACAAATGCATCACAGACTCCTTCACTTCGCCAGGGTAACTTTGTATTTGGTTTCTTCATGGATGGCCAGGACCAACAGGTTCCTGTCATCATGGGTATTCTGGGCAACAATGCTCAGACTCCAATGGCAACAAAGACTGGGCAGAGTGATACGAATTTTTCTGCTACCAGTGGATATGCTGAGGGTAAAACTCCTCCATCAGGGTCAGCAAAACCAACAGCTCCTGATGAAGGTCTTGTAACAACAAAACCAAAGACTCCTGAGCAAGCAAGTAATTGTGCTCCTCCAGCACCAGGAGTCCAACTTAATCAGTATGGATTAGATCCAACAAAGACTCTTTCCAGCGGACAACTTCAGGCTGCTACAGATGCAAGAAACGCAGCAAGAGATGCGGGTCTTCCCAAAGAAGAAGTAGAAGCAGCAGCTCAGAGAGCAGTTGCCGACTTTAAAAAGAAAGAATGTCAACAGGCAAACTCTCCATCATCACCAAGCACAGGTAATCCAACTAAGGAAAACCCAGATGCAATGCATCAACTCTCTGCAGCTGA